TCCAGAAGAACGGAAGCACGATATACCGGTCATCCTCATTAATCGGCGGAAACACTAGGACGAAAGCCGTTATATCTGTGGAGGAGGATAGGTCAAGTCCGCCGTAGCATACCCGACCCTGCAGCGCTTCCGGGTCGACCGTAAAAGCGCAAGCATCCCATTTGTCCATAGGCATCCAGCGTACAGCTTGTTTGACCCACTGGTTCAAACGAAGCTGGCGAAAGCTGTTCTCCTCGGCGGGATTCTGTCTCGCCGACTCAAATGCCGCCCTGACCTTATCCATGCTCACCGTTATGCCGAGAGAAGGATTTGCTTTTTTCCACACCTTGGGATCAGTCCAGTCATCCTCCGGCGCAGCACCGTATATGACCGGGTAGAAGGTTGGGTCATGTTTTCTGCCGTCAATGATATCCAGCGCTTTCTGATGCACCTCCCAGCAGATACTGTTCTGATTATTCCCGGCGGTTGTAATGAGAAAATATAGAGGCTGCATTCTCGCGTCGCCGCTACCCTGGAGCATTACATCATATAGTTTTCTATTCGGCTGGGTATGCAGCTCGTCAAATATAACGCCGTGTGTGTTGAAGCCATGCTTGTTCGCCACATCAGCCGACAGAGCTTTATATTTGCCGCCCGTCGGAAGGTAGTTCATAGTTTTCAAGCTTGCCTGGATGCTCATTTTGTTGAACAAATGGGGACAGCGCTTAACCATATCCATCGCTACATCGAATACGATACGTGCCTGATCTTTATCTGCGGCGCAGCCGTATACCTCCGCGCCCGGTTCAAAATCAGCGCAAAGAAGATATAGGGCAACAGCCGCCGCGAGTTCGCTTTTTCCTTGTTTTTTAGGTATCTCTATATATGCCGTGTTGAACTGCCGGTATCCGTTCGGCTTCAGAATTCCGAATATATCCCGAATAATCTGTTCCTGCCAGTCAATAAGCTCAAAAGGTTTGCCGTCCCATGTACCTTTAGTATGGCAGCAGAAGTTTTCTATAAAGCACACGGCGTGGTCGGCGGCATCCTTGTCATAATGACTGTCTTCCGACATAAACCGGGTGGGCTTGTATTTTTTCAGTTTTCTCAGAGTTACCGCCTCCTTCCGTGCAAAATAAAAGACACCCTCGACAGGTGCCGTACTACGAGCAAAAGAGCCGTCCGGCTCTGATGCTTATTAATTTATTTTCTTACTTGTGGCTGCTGTGCTGTGTATCCTCAAGGCACATCATGCTGATAACAGCGGTGGATCGTATCAAGTATTTTTTCCTGTTCTTCGATGGTCACGCCGATACTCTCAAGCGCCTCACGGGTGCCACAGTCAGGACAAATCGGAGTCTCATTATCCGAGCGGGACAGTGCCGGATGCCCGGTGTAGGGTCTGTTGCATTTTGGGCAGATGCGTATTTCCGTTTCATTTGGTTTCATGGTGTTTTCCCTCGCTTTCATGGTAGGCTCGTATCAGTGTGTTAATATCAAAGCCGAAATTGCGGTATCCTTCAAGGCAGACCCTCATATAGTAGTCGGACGGGATACCATTCGGTCTGTCCTCGTGCATGATGTAAATAAAGCATCTGCGCGTTCTGACCTTTTTGGTGCGAATTCCTGTTATATCAAGAATGAGTTCTTTCTTGTAATAGAAATCCGGAAATCCCTCGTAACGGTCGAGAGCGGTTTCATCCTCCGATGAGACTTCCCACACACCAACGGGAACTTTCATACCATCGTCCGGCTCAACAGTAAGATATGAACCTGTCTTGCTTCCTTTGAAAAGCAGCCTGTAATCTTTTAGTTCGGCGGTACCTACGACCCTCGCAGACGGGCATCTGTATTTCATCTGCCGTATGTTGAGGTTGCTGCCGTAAGCCAAGTAATATCGTTTCCGCATAAAAACACCTCCTACCACCTTAAGACCGCCTTAGAACATCGGTTCTTTGCGGTCGGTGGGCCTGCGGCTAATTCCTTCAGGCAGCCTCTCTCCCAAAGCGGAAGGCTGTGTCCCCCGTAAGGTTCTTGGTGAGGAATTCTCTTGCGGTTTCAAATTCCTCTCCGATGAAGCCGAGGCGCAGGAGCCAGGTTCTCATCGCGAATTTCTTGTTCTCCTTCTGCTGTTCCTTTGGGCTTGCTGTTTTCACCATCTTTGCCATGTTGGAAAGTGCGAGGCAAAGCTGAATGTAGCTTTTTAATTGCCCGGCGTGAAGTCCGCCCTTGCGCTCCGCCGTCGGGTTGTCAAACTGGAAAAGTCTGAACTCTATCGTGCCCTTGGTGAAGGTGGCGTGCAGGTTGAGCATATGGTAGCGGCTGTCGTTGTAATGCTGGTCTCTACCGTAGGAGGCTCCGTTGCCTTCGTACCAAATGTCCGCAAGCTGGGCCATCGTGGCGGGTTTTTTCTTATTAAGCCTTGCGAGAAAGGAGGGGTCAACCGTCCTGCAGTAGCGGGTCACGCGGTTGGTGTCAAGTTTCAAGGCTTCCGCTAAAAGGCTTTCGTGGCTTGCCATGATGTTGGCGAGATTCCTTAAGGTCTGCGATGTGTGCCCGTTCGCTCCGATGTGAATGTGAACTCCGCAGCCCTGGCTTGGATTGCTGACCGCGCCGCCTTTTCTTAGCACCCGGATGAGCTCCTGCAGTGTCTCGATGTCTTCGTAGCGGAGGATTGGGGTGACCAGTTCGCATTTCTCACTGTCGGGACCTGCGATGCTGACATCCCTTTGGAATTTCCACTCTCTGCCTTGTGCGTCCCACGCTGAAACCGTGTAGTAACCGTTTCGTCTTGCTGTATCTTCGTATCTGCCGGTGCCGAAAAATTCGGCCGCAAGCTTCGCTGCCTTCGAGCGGGTTATGTGGTTCATCTCGACCTCGACCCCAATGGTCTGTTTTTTCATCTCGGCTATCTGAATCCGTGTTGTTTCCTTCATTTCTTGTTCCTCCGTGTCGGTGTTTTCCCTTTAGGGTAGCTGTATATTACCGTCACTTTGAGGATATATCCAGTCAATATCGATATATAAACTGGCATATACTACACAATCTTATCGAGACATAGCCGTCATGAAATTGTGTAAATTATTCCTCGATTCTCCGGCAGGAATCTTCACCGTAGATGATGTTCAGACCACTACCATTGTCCCATTTCACCATGACGCTTGCCGCATCGTCCACCCCGATGACTGTACCTTTTGTGCCGATGGGCGGCGCCTGTACATCGTCCATGCGGACAAGTTCCACACGGCAGCCATTCGGATACTGTCTGCGAACCATCTCTACAATTTCTTTACTCGGAAAGGGCATCTTTCGCACCTCCTTTGAAAGCAGAGGAGCCGTTCAAATTCCGTAGCAGGATTTTTCTCTCCTTTTTATACTCTTCACCGATAAACCCAAGCCGGAGCAGAAAACAACGGAAGGCATATTTTTCGTTCTCAACATCTTTTTCGGTGGCGTTGACCCTCTTCTGATTCTTACTCATAGCACACAATGCACTGATGAATTGGCTGTAGGCATTGACCTCGTCCGGGTCGGGCACGGAATCAAACCAGGGGAAGGATACCGTATCCTCGTTGACTTCAAAGGGAGTGTATGGAATGCCGAGGGCTTTGCTGATGAGTCTGCCTTTGGCTTCAAGCAACTTTGTCAGGTTGCCGACCGATACCTTGTCAAGCGGAAGGGTTATAACGAGTCCTGATTCATTGCCACTGTCGGCGCGATGTTCGCCCGTGTCGGGGCTTGTTTCCTCAACCGCAATGTTCTCCAAGGGTTCAGGGTCAAAGCCCTGTTCGGCAAGACGTGCCACAAGGTTTTCAATTTCCACGCTGTCGGCGCTGTCATCGAAGCTGACCGCGCCATTCTTGTCAATGGTGAAGTAGTCCACCCGGTACGCCGCTGATGGCATTCCGAGGTATTTCGCTTCTGCTCCGGTGATTTGGCTGATTGCGCTGACGAGCTTTTTTCGCTCCGTACCGGTCACGTTGAATCTAAATGTGAATGTCGCCATATACAATTCCTCCTTCATTTTGGTAGTGTGATATTACCGTCAGTGTTTAGATATATCCAGTCATTTCTGTGGAATATATCACACAATTATCCGGAGGTTTTTATGCTCTCATTACGGGCAGACCACACAATGCCTGAAAGAAGAAAGTATACGCACGGGAGCGCGATTCCGTTGCCCCACATCTTGTATTCCGCGGCATCGGAATAC